AACGCCGTCCCCGAACGATCACATGGAAATTCTGAACCACGCGGAATTCCTCGGAGCCATGAAGTCCAGTGAAGCCCTCGCCGTCTGGTTCATTAACGACACGATGAAAATGGGAACGTACCGGCTGAAAAACCATGCCGTCAAGGACTTCTGGACGTGGGTATCGTCGTGGGCTGTCAGCGTTGATAAGCCCTCTGATTTCGGGTACGAGGACGGCGGCTTCATCCTCCCGAAACTCAATATCATCGAGCATGTTGTCCCCGTCGATTTCTACAAGTCGGCGGGTGACAAGCTCTTCCGCATCCCCGCGCTCTCCGCAACCGATTATCACAAGGAAAAACGCCTGACAGCCGAAGACAGAGCGGTCAAGGCCAAGGAGATCGTTGACGGGCTTGACGGGATAGTATGCATCTGGTGTGAAACCAATTACGAGGCCGACGCTCTCAAAACGCTTATGCCCGACGCCGTGGAAATCCGCGGCGATGACTCCATTGACCGCAAAGAGCAGGTTGCCCTCGATTTCGCGGCGGGCAAAATATCGTGTCTCATATCGAAACCCTCCATATTCGGTTTCGGCCTCAATTTCCAAGCGTGTCACAACGTCGTATTCTGTGGCATGTCTTACTCATTCGAGGCGTTTTATCAGGCAACGCGCCGCTTCTGGAGGTTCGGCCAGACCAAACCCGTCGATGTGCATATCGTCATCGGCGAAACCGAGAAACACATCCTCGACGTCGTTCAGGAAAAAGAGGAGAAGTATACCGAACTCAAAAACAACATGCAATCGGCCATGAATCAGGTGCAGGAACTATCCGCCCGACGCTCATTCAGGATGGACTATGAGCGCCGTGTTGTTGAAAACAGCCATTACAAGCTCATTCTCGGCGACGCTATCGAGGAGATCAAAACCATCGACAGCGAATCAGTCCACTTCACGATATTTTCCCCGCCGTTTTCGACCCTCTATATGGGAAACAACCGTGACGACGATATGTTTTTCCGGCACTTCGGTTTTCTCATGGAGGACCTGCACCGGATAACCATACCGGGGCGACTGTGCGCTATCCACTGCAAACAGCTCGTGAATTACAAGGGACGAGACGGCCAAGCGGGACTGCGGGACTTCCGCGGCGATATTATCAGGCTCATGCAAGCTCATGGGTGGGCGTACCACTCCGAGGTGACGATCTGGAAAGACCCCGTCATCGAAATGCAGAGAACGAAAAGCCACGGGCTTCTTTACAAACAGCTTCGCAAGGACAGCACGTTTTCCCGCCAGGGGCTTCCTGATTATCTCGTTGTCTTCCGCAAATGGGCAGAGGACTACGTTGACCCTGAACCGGTGACGCACACCAAGGAGGACTTCGAGCTCGACAAGTGGCAACGGTACGCGTCCCCGGTATGGTTCGATATTCGCCAGACGAACGTACTGAACATTCAGGCGGCACGAGAAGACGGCGACGAAAAGCACATCTGCCCGTTACAGCTCGACGTCATAGAACGCGCGCTTGAGCTCTGGACAAATCCGGGCGACGTGGTATTCTCCCCATTTGCGGGTATCGGTTCCGAGGGCTACGGCGCGATAAAGGCAGGACGCCGGTTTCTCGGTATTGAGTTGAAAGACAAATATTTCGATCAGGCCGTCAGAAATCTCAACGCGGCCATACACACGGCCAACGTGCCGGACTTATTCGCGGAAGCCGAACTCGCGTGTACGACGCAAGATTAACCCGAAAGGAGACTATCGCCATGGATTTCAACGAATATCAGGAGCTTGCCGCGCGGACTGACAGCGGGGCGCACAAGGGGACGACAACCGAACTCGCAATCGCCGCTCTCGGCCTTACCGGTGAATCAGGAGAATTTGCCGATCACGTCAAGAAGCATCTTGAACAGGGGCACCCGCTCGATGAAGACAAGCTCATAAAGGAGCTTGGCGACATACAGTACTACATCGCCAAAGCCGCCCGATGGCTCGGCCTGACACTGGAGGAAATCGCCGCCAATAACATCGACAAACTCCGCAGACGCTACCCGGACGGTTTCGATCCCGAACGAAGCATGAACCGAGCGGGCGAGGGTGGAGGGTACGATTGCCCGGCCTGTTCGGTTCCCGGCACAGAGGGGCATCTGTACCAGTGTGGCCAAGAAAACATGTATATCTGCGAGAGGTGCAACCGGGTATTTCAGGCAGTCGAAACCGAGGACGGCAAGCAGCCCGAACTCATTCCCATCGACGACGAAACCGAGAGGCTGTCAGAATGATGACCGTGCGCATTCTCCTTTTCGCCGGGCGGCTCATATGCCGCCGTTGCGCAAAACGGACGCCCCACATGACCGCCCGAACCTGCCAGCTCTGCCGTCTCTACCAGTGGGGCAAGCTCATACGATACATCGGCGACGGCATGAATCTCAGACAGGCGTTTCGCGCATCAGAAAAAGAGGCCGATTATGTCGCGGCGCAACACGACCACAGCTATGAAACGAACCATATCGGGAACGGCAGGAGGCAAGCGCCATGATGACAGCCCGCGACATTGAAGAAAATAAAAGGGGATCAGCGCCGGAAACACCAATCCCCAAAACCTCAAAACTCTTGAACACACGCTACCCCGAAACATTGAATTGAAACCGACATAACGGGGGTATGTTGCTAAAATAGCACGATATCCCGATTTTGTCAAGCAAAAAAAGGAGTACTCAATGGGTAATACCACACAGTTCAACAACGATGTGCTTGAATATCTCTGCGACACCAGTAACCGCCTTACATTTTATCAAAACGCGGTTTTATTGGCTATTATACGGGCAACGTGGGGCTTTCGCAAAGCCGAAAGCCGGATTACAGCCGGGCAAATTTCCAAAATGACGGGGATCATAAAAAACCATGTTTTCCGTACCCTGAAACAGCTCGAAGAGCGGGGTATAATCACCAGACAAAACGGGATTATAGGGGTATCTCTGGAGGGGGTTACCAAACACGGTAACATGCCCAAATGAAGAGTTACCTAACACGGTAACAGGGGTTACCAATCCCGGTAACGAAGGGGTTACCAATCCCGGTAACCACAAAAGAAAGTATATAAAAGAAAATATACAAAAGAAAAGCCATTCGCAGAAAAGGAGGTTATAGACAAATGAAAGTACTCACCATCCAACAACCATGGGCATCGGCGATTGTCGCCGGAATCAAGTTGATAGAAAACCGCTCATGGCCGACGCATCATACAGGCGGCCTTGTTATACACGCCGCGCGTACAACATGGCCTCATTCAATAACGCAATCGCTCATGAACGGACAGCTTTCCGGCCTCATGCCTTTTGAGAATTTACCAAGAGGCGCGATTATCGGCATTGTGGATATGGTTGACTGCCAGGAATATTCTTATCGCCTATCCGGGAACATCTTCGCGTCCGGGCCATGGTGCTGGATATTCAGGAACCCTAAACGGTTTGTAAAACCATTTCATGTGCGCGGGGCGCAAGGACTGTGGACGCTTCCTGAAGGTATACTCAGCCAAATGGAATACGAAAGGTAAAAACCATGACCAGCGTTGCCGAAATACTCGCGGCACTCAATAATCCTGAATTACATCCCGTCGCGTTCGTAATCATCACACCGCGCGACATCGATACCATGATCGATCTCGGCTACATCGAGAATCCTGAGCCGCCCCTGACAGACCAAGAGTATGTTGAGATCGTCGAAGCGCTCAAATACGACATACTCACAGACCGCGCCATAGACGCCGCATCGTGTGCTATTGACAGTGTACTGGAGAAACGCACACCACAACCGCAGGAGGAGGCCGCGCCATGAAACGCTTCTACGCCACATCGACCGAGACGGGCAACACACGTTCTTTCACGACCCTCCGAGACCGCGACGGGTGGATAGCCGCATCACCGGGAAACAGACGCCCGGCGAATCACAAGGAATATATCCGAAAAAACAACCCGTTACTCGATCAGGCGACACTCGCAAGCCGCGCTGTTCAACGGTGAACAACTAAGCAAAAAAAAGAACTTGACATAATACAAATCACAGTGCATAATTAAACCAGACGGAAGACAGACTCCATTCCGTCTACTCTCAATACCGCTCCTTTTATGGGTGAGAACGCGCAGCCCGGCATTGTGTACCTCCCACAGTGCCGGGCAAAAATTATGAGGTGGGCATGGCTACCAAGAAACCGAAACGAAAACTCAGCCTCGAATACGTGAACCCGCGCGATCTCGTCCCGTACCAACGAAACCCGCGACACAACGATATGGCGATAGATGCCGTCAAGCGTTCCATTGAATCGTTCGGCTTTCTCGACCCCATCATTGCCCGCCGATCCGACAACATGATTGTCGCCGGACACACCCGCCAGAAATCGGCAATCCAGACGGGACTCCACGAGGTACCGGTAATCTACGTCGATATGAACGACGAAGATATGAAGCTGTTCAACATCGCTGACAATAAACTCGGTGAATATGCCGTATGGGATACCGGCGAACTGGCAAATATCATGCGAGAGCTTTCCGAGAAAGACATTGACCTGTCGCTGACGTTTTTCAGCGAAACCGAGATAGACGATCTTCTCGGCGGCGTCGAAGAAAAGGAACTCCTCGAAGAGCGTACCGAGGAAATCCGCGCGTACAAGCAGACCCACGTTCTTTTGTCGTTCCCGCCCGAAAAGATAATCGACTTGCAGGAAATACTCGAAAAAATCCGTTCCATCGAGGGTGTCGAATATGAGCAGTGTTCAAACTGACAACTCGTATATCGCCGATAAGGTCATGATGCGCCTACGGCATCTGCCGGACAAGCCAGCCATCACCGTACTCGACGCATTCGCCGGTGACGGCACAATATGGCGTCAGGTACGGAAGATGAGTGATAAGCAGATAACAGTCGTATCCCTCGATCAGAAGCCGGACAAGAGCGGCGTCTATCTCCAAGGCGACAATATCAAGTTCATGGCCGGAATGGATTTGACCCGCTTCGATATTATCGACCTCGACGCTTACGGTGTACCATACGACCAGCTATGCCTCATGACAGAACGTGCGGCAAAGGGAACCGTGGTATTTGTGACGTTTATACAATCATCAGGCCCCACAGGAGGAGGCGGACTGCCGCATAAGATGCTTGTTGAATGTGGCTTTAGCCCGTCAATGGCAAAAAAGTGCCAGATGATGATAAACCGAAACGGCATGGAGAAAATGAAGTGCGTCCTCTACCAAAGAGGAATCAGACGAATCCACATCAGGGAAAGCGGACGTAAACACTACTTCTGTTTTGTACTATAAATCATAGCAACTCTCATGCGCGAGAGCACATCACCCGAAAGGAAAGGACAGATAAATGCAGACCATCTACGAACCCAAAGGGAAAGCCCGCGAGTATTCACCGCTTGCGCTGAACATCTATTCCGGATGTGACCATGACTGTACCTACTGCTACGTCAAGACCATGCCTCATTACAAACTTGGGTGTGTTGACAACGCGAACCCAAAGCCACGCCCCGGACTGCTCGGAGAACTCAAGCGGTATCTCGCGCGAAATACCGTCACCAATCAGGTGCTTCTCAGCTTCACCGGCGATCCCTATTGCGCCCGCGAAATACTCGTGAACGCAACCTATTCGGTGCTCTGTACGTTCATCGACCACAACGTACCCACGGCGATACTCACCAAGGGCGGCGAGCGCTGTCTGCGAGACCTGACGCTGTTCAGGAAGTTCAAGACCATCAAAGTCGGGGCAACCCTGACATTCGACAATCTGCAGGATTCCCTCTCATGGGAACCCGGCGCCGCAACACCGGAAAGCAGACTGAATGCACTCAGACGGCTTCACGACGAGGGCATTACCACGTGGGCGAGCTTCGAGCCTGTCGTCGACCCCGCCCAGAGTCTGCGACTCATTGAACAAACCCTCCCGTTTATCGACCAGTACAAAATCGGGCGATGGAATCACGACGTCCGTTCACACGCTATCGACTGGCGGGCTTTCGGAACTGAGGCTGTTCGCATACTCAGGGCCAACAACAAGGCGTTCTACGTCAAGCATGACCTTCAGCCACACATCGACGGCCTGACGGCGAACGAAACCGACATGAACTACCTCTCGCTTACCACAAGCGGGACACATCGAGCGGAAACCGAACCGACAGGCCAGTTGACGCTCATCTGAAACCCACATGGCACGCGGCAGTAAAGGCAAATATGATACTCACGTCAAGCCCCGTCTCGAAACCATCAGAGCATGGAAACGCCACGGGCTTTATGACAAACAAATAGCACAAAACCTAAAAATCAGCAATGAATCGTTTTGTAAATACAAGCGAGAGCACCCTGAATTCGCTGAAGTATTGAAAGAATCTCTGGAAGACGCGGTTGCTCAAGTCGAAAACGCGCACTTCAAGATGGCAATCGGCTATGAGTACGAGGAGAAGGAAATCACCAAAGACGAACGGGGACGAACCCGCGTAAAGATCACCAAAAAACAGGTGGTTCCATCTGTCACCGCTCAGATACACTACCTTAAACGCCGCGCATCCTCTCAATGGAACGAGCCGTCAACGAAGGGCGACGGGCACAACGGCGATGTCGAATACAACGTGACCCTCGACGAGGGCGCATGACATGAAGATCAACGTCCGCATAAGCCCTCTCGTCTTTAACGCCGTGTACATCCCCTTCCTCGACGCCGTGAACCGCATTCAGATATTCTTCGGCGGCTCTTCGTCCGGCAAGAGCGTGTTCCTTGCCGAACGGTGCGTCTACGACCTACTGAAGGGCGGCAGGAATTACCTCGTTCTCCGTAACACCGGCAACACCATCCGCACGTCGGTATTCAACGAAATTCTGAAAGTCATATTCACGTGGCGGCTTCACCACGAATTCATCGTGAACCGATCCGATATGACTATCACGTGCCGGAATGGTTTTCAGGTCATATTCAAGGGGCTTGATGACGTGCAGAAAATCAAGTCCATCACCCCCGTTATCGGCGTCATTACCGACATCTGGGTAGAGGAGGCTACCGAGACCAAGCGCGAAGACCTGAAAGAACTCGAAAAACGCTTGCGCGGTATCATGCCGGCCAAGTACGCGCACATCGTGAAGCGCATCACGCTCTCGTTCAACCCCATCAGCCGCGCGCACTGGATATTCAAAGAATACTTCGAGGGTAATTTCAACGACGCCGATACCCGCTATGCAGATGAGGGACTGTCGATACTCAAAACGACTTACAAGGACAACCGGTTTCTCGCCCCGGAGGATATTCGCGCTCTCGAAAGTGAAAAGGACGAATTCTATTACAAAGTCTACACCCTCGGAGAGTGGGGCGTTCTCGGTAATCTCGTGTTCAAAAACTGGCGCGTTGACGACCTCTCGTCTATCCGTGATACATTCGATTACAACAAGAACGGCCTGGACTTCGGTTATTCCAATGACCCGACGTGCTTCACCCGCAGCGCCAAATCCGGCGACGGCAAGACAATCTACGTCCCGAAAGGCTTCTACGAGCGCGGGATGACAAACGACATGATAGCCGACAGACTACGGCCGGTTATCGGCGATGAACCGATACTCTGCGATTCGTCAGAGCCGAAGAGTATCCGGGAACGCCAGAACTTCGGCGTCAACGCGTAGTCGGCATTGAAAGGCCCCGGATCACTCAGCTACGG